AGCGAGGCAATTCTGGTAAAAGTCACCTCGCTAAATATATACGCAATACTCACGGATCTGACGTTTTTTACTGTCGCGGAGGTAAGGGCCACGACATTATCCACGCTTTTTCCAAAGGGGACTATAAGATCGCCATCTTCGATTATGCTCGTAACAAGCAACCTCAGTACTTTGCTTGGGATATCTTTGAAGAACTTAAAGATGGCTGCGTCTCTTCTGGGAAATACGATAGTGACATGTTTTGGCTCGGATACTCTGTCAAAATTATTGTTCTCACCAATCACGATGTACATGATCATAAGCATCTTCTTACTTATGATCGTTGGCAAATTGTGGACCTTGATGACTACCGCAATGTGGCGGGAGAACATTTTGACGATCTCATACCAGTTGAAGTCGAACCAGAAGAGGATCTCCCTGAGCTTCCGACGGAAGCAGATGAAGTAGAACCCCCGCTTTCTGATGAAGATTTTGCCGCTATGGAGAAAGATATCACGGGATATCTTTATAATTTATTTCCTAACCCTGGCGAATCTCGTTATGAGCCCGTTTACAAATAAAAACTTTGTTTAAATTTTTTAAATTTATTTTAGAAATAAAAAATTACATTTTAAATTCATCTCTTGGTCTTTTTCTTAAACCTGCCACTGCCGCTACCACCCCCAAAACAGGATTGCTATTAGCAATATGGTCCATAATCCCATGTTTGACGTCTTCCTTGACCTTGTCCGCCTCGGTGTGGATTTCGTTGGCAAAATTGTCGAATGTTGGTTGAGTCATTAGCCTAGTTGGAGGATTTACAATACTAAAGTTGCGGTATTGCTTAGCTGTAACGTACACGTCACTCCAAATTTCCAATACTGGAAATTCGTTAATTGCGAAGTCAGCATTAACCTCTTGTAGACCGAACGCCCCGGTGATGTCGTAGGTAGTCTTTGTTAGTCCTGGCACCATCATGAAAAGTGGAGCTTCATAGCGAACGGCACTAGATGCATAGCGAAAAGTTTTCGCGTAGTTCCGACGAATGTCGTCAATAGCTGTAGGTGTCGCTGTTGTGTTTTTAGCGAGTGTTGTAATTCGCTCTGAGACAAACGGTAAGTATGCACGTTTGCCGCCCATCCAAGATACCTTTTGGAAGTATACCCCTCGTAGTTGAGTGTAATTTTGCAAAAAGTTGTTTAGCTTGTCTGCGTCTGTTGAAAACATAAGGTCTTCAAGTGTTCCATCTGCTCCACTTGAGTCATTGGGTACGCTGTATACTAAAGCGTGGTTCACTAGGTCCCCCCTCCAGGCTTGCCTGGACTTGTTGAGAACCCTCCAGTGTGTAACGATTTTATCGATACGCCATTGGTTATAACTTGATAGAATTGGTAAGTTTTGGGAAAGTTTTGTGTAGGTGAGATCAGCTGGATTTCCTAGATGGATGATCTCAGGAGTATCTCCTAGATCCAAAGAGCGCCTGTTAATACGAATTTTAAAGCGCGCTTGGTTGAGAGATGAATTGACCCGTGATCGGATTGGTCTTTTCCCCATCCTTCTTTTCTTCCGAAAGATAGTTTTCTTTGTGTACCTCTTAAAAGTACGCTTTTTTACTCCGCGCTTCTTGCGCGCGTATTTCTTCTTTCTCATATACTTTTTTCGGAACGCCATGGTCGTATTATTCACGCAACCTAGGCACGAATACTAATATAGTACTAGTCCCACTGGGTGTTTAGCGCGCGAGCGATACGTCCGCGAAAAAAGAGAGAGAGGCTATGGCACCCAGTATTACCATAGCCTCTCCCCACCCCCTCTTCATCCCCTTTGGGTCGTGAGCGAGCTTTAGCGAGCGAGCGGGGGGGCACGGGGGGCGCAGCCCCCCGACCACCGGGCTTGAAAACCACCCACGCGTAGGCCGGCGTAGCCGGCCGTATAACGCCCCGGAGTCATCAGCCACCGCAGGCGTTAACAATACCGAAGGTCAGTAGCGAGCGAGCGCAGCGAGCGACCGCGCGTCGTCCGCTTTTTCCTTTTCCGATTTTTGAGTATAAAAGCTAAAGTTTTTAAATGTTTATTATCAGTTCTCATCATGCCACCTAAGAAGAATATTGTGCGCTCAAACCGTCTTTGCTTTACGTTGAACAACTATACCGAGGAGGAAGAATGCAATATCGTGACGACCTTGAACAATCTCTTGAAGCACATCGAATATGCTATCATCGGAAAAGAAGTTGGTGCAAACGGTACTCCGCATTTGCAAGGCTTCATCCACTTCCACCATTCCTTTTTGAAGGCAAGAGATGGGACACTTACGAAGTGGAGGTCACTGATCCCTGCTCTGGCTCGAGCTCATATGGAATCTGCTTATGGTACGGACGATCAATCCCGAGACTACTGTGCGAAGGAGAATGTATTTCTGGAGCTCGGAAAACCTGGTTCCAACCTGAACGTGTATCAACGCCTGTTATCGGCGACCAACCTGGAGGAGTGTGCGGCCCTTTGTCCAGAGACGACACTCCGATGTTACAATCAGTTGAAGCAAATCGTTCAGACAAACAAGAGGTCTCATCAACACCCTCCCGCGGTTACTTCACTTCGAACCTGGCAGAAAGAAGTGTACGAGAAATTGATGAAACAGACCGATCGAAGAATCCTATTCGTCCAGGACAAGCGAGGCAATTCTGGTAAAAGTCACCTCGCTAAATATATACGCAATACTCACGGATCTGACGTTTTTTACTGTCGCGGAGGTAAGGGCCACGACATTATCCACGCTTTTTCCAAAGGGGA